TAAATGGCTAAAAAAATTAGTTCAAATACTTACAAATCTTCTAGGAAGAAAAGAAAAGGAGTTCATTCCAAAAACGCTTCCAAAGGACAAAATGCTTACAAACAAGAATACAGAGGTCAAGGGCGTTAATCTTTTAATTTTAAGAGATACGTTTACTGAAGAATCGACAATTGGAGAATTATTTCTAAATGGGGAAAGATTTTGTGATACTTTAGAACTACCTTATAGAGATAATCAAAGAAGCATATCTTGTATTCCAATAGGTCAATATAAAGTAAGATTAAGACCAGCAAGACAAAGTGCTACAAGAGATTATTTGCATTTATTAGTGCAAAACGTAAAAAATCGTTCCCATATATTATTCCACAAAGGTAATACAGCTAAAGATACAAGGGGTTGCATTCTAGTAGGACAAGGAAGTCAACACAATATTGTTCACAATTCTTCTTTAGCAATGTCATTACTGATAAAAGAGATACTAAATTTGGGAGGAGAAAATATTAACTTAATAATCAAAAATAAATAATTATGAAATTTTTAGAAAACTTTTTAATCGGACAAATGTTTAAATCCAAGAAGTTTTGGTATGCTGTAAGTTCTGTGGTTGTACCTTCCATTGTTACCTATTTAGGTGTTGATGAAATGACTGCTAATAACTTATATTATGCTTTATTAACTTTAGTTCTTGGACAAGGAATAGCAGACATTGCAAAGAAATAAAAAAGCTGATTCATATAATCGTTATAGATTAAAACCACATGAGATTGTGGCATTAGAAAAGATGCGAGAAGCTGACACTAGGAACATCCTAGTTGTTGGCGACTTGCATGAACCCTTTTGTCTTGATGGATATTTGGAATTTTGCCAAGAGCAATATGAAACTTACAACTGCAATCAAGTAATTTTTATTGGCGACATTTTAGATAACCACGCATTTTCATATCACGAACCTGACCCAGATGGAATGTCGGCAGGAAATGAATTAAAAAAAACCATAAAAAAAGTTGCTGCTTGGTATAAAGTATTTCCTGAAGCTGATGTGTGTATAGGTAACCACGATAGAATGTGTTCTAGGAAAAGATTTACAGCAGGTATTCCTAGTGCTTGGATTAAATCTTACAATGAAGTCTTAGGGACTCCTAAGTGGAATTGGGTAGAATCAATAGTATATGATGGTGTTCTATATGAACATGGAGAAGGAGGACAAGCGCAAACAAAAGCAAAAAACAACCTAATGTCTAGTGTCTGTGGTCATACCCATACTGAAGCATATTGTAAATGGTTTGTAGGAAAAAGGTTTAAAGTTTTTGGATTACAGACAGGATGTGGAGTTGATTCAACTACTTACGCAGCAGCTTATGCTAAAAATTTTAAAAAACAAGCCATAGGATGCGCTGTTGTCCTTAATAATGGTACACTACCAATAAATCTTTTAATGCCTTTATAATGAAGCTAAACAATCATACAAAGCTTTCTATATTTTATATGGCACTAATAATAATAGTTTTACTTCTAACCATATAGATTTTAGTTAACACCTTAATTGTTAATAACTTTATTAATATTTATGTTAATAATTGTATTAATTAAAGGATTTGTTATATATTTGTACCATAATTAAAACAAATACAAAATGACAAAAGAAGAAAAAACAATGGACAATTTAAGAAAACAAACATCTGACTTTGAATGTACTACACACGAAAACGGATTGAGACAACCTGAAAAAACATGGATAACATTTTTACACGCAGGATTTGAAGAACACTGGTTACCATTAACAGATTGGGATGGAAATGATATATTCTGGAGTACAGAAAATATGAGAATAGCTAAGACAATAGCACATCAAAAATTTGGAGGAGCAAAGTTTGGACTATCTCCTTGCAATCAAAAAAAAATAGGAAACTCCTGTGTAGATAATTTCTAAACAAAATTTATTAATTTAATAACTAAAAACAAATAAAATGAAAACAACTTACAAAATGAAAGAAGCAGTAAATGTACAAGAAGCAAAAATCTCAATACTTGATGTAATGGAAGAAAATCCATTATGGTTAAATAAAGTAACAAGCAGCTTATCTATATTAATTAAAAATATAGAACCAGAACACAGACAATTTATTTTAGATAAATCAATAGATGAACAAGTGCTTGATTTATATGTTAAACTAAAAAGCGAATATTATAACTATAAAGAGAATACACAATGGAGTTAATTTGTCAAGATTTCCATTTCTATAACAATGGAATATATAGGTCAATTTCAAAACATTCTCCTGATGGTTGGTTTAATGATTTAGAAAAAGTAGAGCCAAGTATTAGAATCTTTGGAACTAAAAAACAAATAGATGAAGCTCTTGATACTTATATTGAATTAACAGGAATGAATCTTAATGAAGTTTATAACTATAAAGTAGAAAAGAAAGGAGATTACTATTATGATTTAGGAATTATAACTGATAAAGATAATAAGGTAATTAAAAAGAACCTTATTTTATATAAAGAAAAATACAATAAACTAAGTAATAACAAAGCATTAATAACAACGATATGATACCAATACCATTAACTGATAAAATAACTGCCTTAGAAGAAGGATTAGACCATAAAGGCGAAATGGAGGAAATTGAAAAACACAAATGGCTTCATAATATTAATACCTTTCAAGCACATAAAAATGAAATGTGTCTAAGAGGAACAGATGAAGATGGAAAAGATATAACAATTTGGTTTGATAGTTATGATTTTCTCAATTGGATAGATAAAGAACAAATAGAATATATAAAACAACAACTAATTAAATACATAAAACAAAAATGAAAAAAACAGTAAATTTTTACGAATTCAGTAGATGGTTTGAACAACACAGACCAAACAATTTTAGCAGGGTTGGGTTACAAGAGTTATTTGATTACCTTGAAGAATATGAGGACAGCACAGGGGAATCAATAGAATTTGACCCAATAGCTTTATGTTGTGAATATACAGAATATGATGATTTAGATGAATTCAAATCTAATTATACTTGCGAACAATATCAAGACATAGAAGATTGGGATGGATTAGAAGATTATACAATGACAATTCCTTTAGGATGTGGTATGGATTCTAAAAATGGTTGTATAATTCAGAATTTTTAAAATAATTTTATTATTTTTAACATAATTACTAACAAAAAAAAACTAAAATGAAAACGGAAAAATTAAAAGAAAAGTATATCAAGTATGAATTAACTAAAGATGATGTATTTAAGCATCAACATTATGTCATAATTACAAGAAGTGGTATAGAGAAGATACAAGCATTAGAAAATATACATATTAATTATGATGTTATAAAATGTGAACCCAATTTTGCTTCAGTAAAAGCAACAGCAATCAAAGAAGAGAATACAATACAAACTTTCGGTTCAGCGCTTAAAGGTAATAACTTTAAAGATGGAAATACTAATACTTGGTATGTATTAGAAATGGCTGAAAAACGAGCAATGAGTAGAGCAGTATTAAAATTGACAGGCTTTTATGAACTTGGAGTATTTGGAGAAGATGAATCAGAAGATTTTAAAAACAATATGGATAGGGGGGCTTAACAAATTGGATAAAACCTACGGTAAACTAGCTACCCTATCCTTTTTTAATAATTAAATAAATAAATAAACTATGGAAATTAAAGGAACAATCGTAAAAATTTTACCACTACAAAGTGGAACAAGTAAAGCAGGAAATGAATGGAAAAAGCAAGATGTAATATTACAACAGTTTGATAAATATAGCAAAGAAGTTTGTGTTACCGCCTTTGGGGATGAAGCACTACAATCACTAAGTAAATTTATTGTTGGAGATACTGTTGATATTAAGGTTAATGTAGAAAGTAGAGAATACAATGGAAAATATTACACCAATCTTAATGGGTATTGGTGGGCTAATAAAAATGCAGATAAGATGGCAAATGAAAAAGCAGACACATTTGTAACTACTGATGATAATGATTTACCATTTTAATTATGACAGAGGAATTAAATTTTAAATCAATTTGTAATATTGCTATAAGCGTATTGCAAATCTCTAAAGATGATTTGTTTTCTAAAAGCAGAAAAAGACAAATCCAAATAGCTAGGGCGGTTATTTCATGTATTGCAATAAAGGAAGAAGATATATCAAGAAATGTTATTGCTAACATATTAAATAGAGATAGGTCATCAACATATCATTATGAAAAAAAGCATAAACAAGATTATTTAAGTTCTCGTGTTTATCGTAATGCATTTAATAATATCTATAAAGCATATAAAGATATTGATGGTGCAAAGGATATTTTTTTAGATTCCCATTATATGAAGTCCTTTTTATTAAAAAATGGAGTTAAAGAAAAATTGGATTATGATTTATTATTAGAAATAAACAGTGGAGAAGTTAAATGTATTATCAAAACTTCTTATTTTGATTTTTCTACACAAGTAGAAAATATTAATTTAGCACTTAAAAATTATCACTTTACAATTAAAATGAAATAATGATTAAAACAAAACGTTATGTAATACCGAACTATTACGCTATATTATCAGCAGAAGTTAGATACGATAATAACCTTAGGGCAAATGTTAAACTGTTGTATGCGGAGATTACAGCGTTATGCAATATGAATGGTGAATGCTTTGCAACCAACAAATATTTTGCTAAATTATATAATAAAAGCAAGGGGGCAATATCAGGTTGGATAAGTGAATTAGTAAAATATGGATATATAAAAGTTGAATATACATATAAGGAGGGTAGTAAAGAAATTGAACATAGGTATATCAAAATTTTGAAGGGGGGTATATCAGAAAACAATAATGGACTATTAAAGAAAACATTAAAGAATAATACTACAAATACTAATACTAATATTACATATAGTAATAATAATGGTATAAGTAAATTATTAGAAGAAGTTAAAGCATTTGATACAACCGAACAACATAAAAAAGATTTTTTAGAATATTATTTAGAAACAAATTCAAAAGGGAAAACTAAATATCAAATGCAAAAGACTTGGAGTACAAGTAGAAGATTAAAAACTTGGATTAAAAATTATAATAATTGGAATAATAATAAATCTAAAGTAGATGAACAATTAAATGAATACTTAAAAGGAAAAGAATACTTATGAAAGAAAAATGTTATGATTTAATAGCTAAAACCTCTATTGAATTAGGATTAAAAACAGATGGAAAAACAATGGCATCATTAGCAAAAATATTAGCAGAAGATTTGCAACAAGAAAAAAGATTCAAAAATCTTACTTTTGACCAAATAAATGATGCATTTAGACAAGGAGTTAGGTTTGGAAATTTTGAGCCATTTTTAAATATTAGAACATTTTATAAATGGATTATTGCACATAAGAAAGTTATAAATGATGCAACCTATCAAGTAACGACAATGGGGAAAAACCCAAAAGAAGTACCTTTTTATAAATCATTAAAATTACTAAAATGAATATTAAAACATTAAGAAAAATAATACCTGAATTAGACATGGCATTACACATTAATAAATCCAATTGCCAAAAATTAGATTGGTATGATGATTTTGTGGATTATATACAAGAAATTAACATTAATATATATAATGAAGCATGTGAATATGCTGATAAAAAACAAGAAAATGAAAACGATAACAATTAAAGCACAAGAAGTAAAATGTCAAGCTGATGCAGTTTTATGGCATTTAAAAAAATATGGTAATATAACAAGTTATGAAGCTATTAAAGAATATGGAGCAACACGACTTTCAGCTATTATATTTAATCATAGAAAAAACGGATATGATATTGATAGCATGCCCCTAACCAAAAAAACTAGATTCGGCAGAACAACTAAAATAGCTAAATATATCTATACTGCACCACCTAGTAAATTATTTGAACAATTAGGAATGTTTTGTGAAATCAATTAGTAAATTAAAAAAAGAATTAGACAAATGGTTCAGTCTATATATCAGATTGAGAGAATCAACTGAAGAAGGAGTATGCCAATGTTTTACATGCACTAAGGTAGACCATTATAAAAAGATGCAGTGTGGCCATTTTCAAAGTCGAAGGCATCATTCTACTAGATGGAATGAACAAAACTGTCAAGTGCAATGTGTAGCTTGTAATATGTTTAGAAGTGGGGAACAATGGAAATTTGGTCTTAGATTAGATTTTAAATATGGCGAAGGAGTTTCTGAAGAATTACAAACTTTAGCTAACACAACACATAAAAAAGCAAAATGGGAATACGAGGATGATATAAGTTATTACAAAAACTTTGTTAATAATTTAAAAAAGGAAAAAGGAATAGAGTAAACATTTCTATTAAATTTGGCGTATGCACAAACCAATATATTCAAATCAAGAGCATAAAGCTATTCTTGAATTATATATAAATATGTGTAAAGAATTTGCTAAAGATGTAAGTAGTAGGTCAAGATACAATGCATATCTTGATGTTTTGGATACAATCATAGAATATCATAATAACTATGGGAAAGGTATGAGAGAAAACGGAAATTTTTATGATTGGATTATGATTATCCCTACAAATGTAGCAGTAGCAACAAATGGATTTTTTGCAGGATTGGAAACAAAAAGAAATGCGGCTACAATTAGAAGTTATAAGGTAATACTTGAACAACTTTTATATGACTCAGTAGATAAAATAGACAAGATAGAACCTACGAATGACTGATATTTATATTGAAATATCTCAATTAACAGATGCATTTAAAAGAGTAGCATATCGTAATACTAAAGATAAAGATAAAGTTAATGAAGCGGTACAAGAACTAATGTTATATTTTCTTAGTATGAATCCAAATACTTTGAGGGCTATTTGGGAAAAGGATGGAAGAACTGGTATTATTAAATATGGAACAGTTGCTTTGAATAGAGCTTTAACAAGCAAAAGGTCAAATTTTTATTATAAATATGAAAAATATTACACACATATTGTCAATATTAATTATACTAATAATAGTTCTGTCATTCAACTTGATTATGATTGCGATAGTAAGTATTATAAAACTTTATCAAATATTCCTGAACAAAAAGAAGAATATCAATGGGAGAAATTAGAACAAATAGATAAAGAATTAGACAAATTATATTGGTATGATAAAAAATTATTTGAATTATATTATTATGAATCTAATACATTAGATAGTTTAGCAACAAAAACTAAAATAAGTAGAAATAGCTTATTTACCACAATAGATAAAGTAAGGGAAATCTTGAAAAAAGAATTAAATGAGTAAGTGGTTTGCAACATCTGAAGTATATAAAGAGAGAATGTCTATTTGTAGGGATTGTGTTTATTATTTTAAGTTAACAGGGAATTGTAAAGTATGTGGATGTTTTATGAAAGTAAAATCAAGGATAGGGTCAATGTCTTGCCCTAAAGGTAAATGGGATAAAAGTCATGACAGGATAAATACTCCTAATGAATTACCCCAAGAAATTATAGATGAAATTATTAATCTTTATCCTGATATTAAAGGACGTAGAGCAAAAGATTACGAAACTAAATTTAAAATGATAGACTTATACAATACAATTCATAGAACACGTCACAATAAAGGGACAAGTTGTAAGCCTTGTTTGTCAGAAATTTTCAATTCAATAAATAAATTATATAATAAATACAAAAAATGAGCTACTTAACACATTTAAAAAGAACAAATATGCACCACTCAGAAAGGTGGATAGTAAAATATGATGATAAAGGATTAGTAAGGGAAGTCAAATTGGTTTATAACCCTGAAGAATATAGAAAAGGTAAAAGGTCAAGAACATTAAATACACAAAACGGTTTAATAAAAATATTAGAAAATGACAAAGAAAAAAGAAATTCCTGAATATTATAAAGGCAAGAATGGGTATATGGCTAAAGATGTTGTAGCTAATTTTGACTTAACTTATAATGTAGGTACAGCAGTTACTTATTTATTAAGAAGTAAAAACAAACATGATGATGGGGGGATTGAAGATATAAGGAAAGCAATACATCATCTACATTTTGAATTAGATAAATTATATCAAGATGACACTATATAAATGTGAATGTGGTAAAAGTAAAGAAATAGGGAAGTCTACTATTGCATTAAGGGATGGTAAGTGGAGAACTATCCAAGCTATATGTGATTGTGGTAAATGGATGGATAGTGAACCTGAAGAAGGAATACCTAATCTAAAAAGGACTGAAGAATCACTAAGCAAAAAGAAAAGACACGATAAACTATGGGATGGGGCAAAAGAAAAATTATGTGGAGAAAGAGGAATTAATGAATCATTTTAAAATGAAGAAAAAAAGGTCAAGTACATATTTAAAAAGTCAAAGAAATAAAGCAGTAAAATATTATTTCATAAATCCTGATACTACATTAAAATGTTTAGCAGAAAAATTTAGAGTTAATCAAGATAAGTTAAGCAAAGACATAAGTCAAAAATTAGAACAAAGATTCAAAAACAGTATCTCTCAAAAATATAAAAAATGAAAAAACAAATAAAAATTTATAAAATAAAGGGGAATCCAAAAAACCCTAGAATAATTAAGGATAATAAATTTAGAAAACTTGTAAAAAGTATAAAAGAATTTCCTGAAATGTTAGAAAAAAGACCAATTATAGTTGATGAAAACATGATGGTTCTTGGTGGCAACATGAGGTTAAAGGCAAGTAAAGAAGCTGGGTTAAAAGAAGTTTGGATAGATATTGCTGAAGGATGGACACAAGAACAAAAAGATGAATTTATAGTAAAAGATAATGTTAACTTTGGTGATTGGGAGTGGGATGTGTTAGCTAATGATTGGGATAGTGTACAACTTACTGAATGGGGTTTAGATGTTTGGCAGAATTTAGATGATAATGTAAATAAAGTAAATGATATAAATGGAGAATGGGTGGGAATGCCTGAATTTGAAGCAGTAGATAGTCCGTATAAAATCACTATAAGTTTTGAAAATAAAGAAGATAGGGAATTATTTGATAAGCAATTTAAAATAAAAATATCATCAAAAGGAGATAGGACTTGGTCTACTTGGTTCCCGTATAAAGAAAAACAAGATATAAAATCATTAAAATATGAATAAGTACCCTATTTATATACCATCAAAAGGAAGAGCAGATGTTTGTTATACAGCACAATGCTTTTTAAAAGATAAAGTAAATTTTAAAATTGTAGTTGAGCCTGCACAATTAGATGAATATAAAAAACATTATAATGAAAACTTAATTTTAGTATTGCCTGAAAATGGATTAAGATTGTTGGGTTCAAGATTATGGATAAGAGAACACTCTAAAAAAAACGGCTTTGATAGACATTGGCAATTTGATGATAATATTAAAGTATTTAGAAGATTACATAAAGGGAAAAGAATAAGATGTAATGCAAATATAGCTATTAAAGTAGTAGAGGATTTTACTGACAGGTATGAAAACATAGGACTGTCAGGATTTAATTATACTTTTTTTGCAGTAAATGAAAAAAAAACACCTTTTACTTTAAATTGTCACGTTTATTCAGCATCATTAATAAACAACACAATTCCTTATAAGTGGCGTTTATATTATAATGATGATACTGATTTATGCTTGCAGATTTTAACAAGTAAAGAAAAATTATGTACAGTTTTATTTCACGCTTTTTTAGTAGACAAAATGGCTACAATGGTAGTTAAAGGAGGTAATACAGAGGATTTATATAAAAAAGATGGCAGATTAATAATGGCAAGAGCATTAGAAGAAGTATGGCCTGAATTGGTAAAAACGAAATGGAGATTTGGAAGGCCCCAGCATGTAGTTAAAAATTCGTGGAAAGATTTTAAGAACCCCTTAATAAGAAGAACCGATATTGATTGGGATGAAATAGAACATAGAAAATATGATATTAAATTAAAACAAGTAAAAGAAATAAAAAGTAAAAATTTAAAAGAATTTTATAAAAAAAATAAATGAAAAAGATATTAGTAACAGGAGGGGCAGGATTTATAGGAACAAATTTAATAGAAGAATTGCTTACTAAATATAAGAAAGAACAAATCACAGTATTAGACAATCATTTTACAAGTAGTAATAAAAATCATATAGAAGGTATAAAATATATCTATGGAAACACTTGGGATATTGATGAGATATTTAGACCTATTGGAAAATTTAAAACTAAATTTGATATTGTTTTCCATTTTGGAGAATTTTCAAGAATAGTTAGGTCGTTTGAAGATATTGAATATGTAATAGATACTAATTTAACGGGAACAGCTAAAGTTTTGCAAATGTGTAGTAAATGGAATGCTAAATTTATATATTCAGCTTCAAGTTCTAAATTTGGAAACGAAGGGAAAGATGAAAATTTAAGTCCTTATGCTTGGTGCAAAGCTAAAATGGTTGAGTTAATAAAAAATTTCAATAAATGGTATGATTTACAATATGAAATATGTTATTTTTTTAATGTGTATGGGGAAAATCAAATTGTAGAAGGAAATTATAAAGCAGTAATAGCAATATTTGAAGAACAATATAATAGTGAAAAGCCTATGACAATAGTAAATCCAGGAACACAAACAAGACATTTTACATATGTAAAAGATATTGTAAAAGGAGTTATCAAAACAATAGATATTAATATGAATCACGAATGGTTCTTCCAAAATGAAAAAGAATATAGTATTTTAGAGGTAGCTAAATTATTTCATCAACAAGACAATTACTATAATCAAGAAATAGTTATTATACCATCCCGAAAAGGGGAAAGGTTTAATTCAATGATAATAAATAATGACACAAGAAAAATATTAAATTGGAAACCTGAATATGAATTACATCAATGGATAAATAAAGTAAGAATTAATGGAACAAAATAGAACACAAATAGCAAAAAAAAGAATGTTAGAAGCACTAGAGAAAAGTCTAGGAGTTGTAACAACAGCATTGAAGTCAACAGAATTATCAAGAACAAATTATTATAAGTGGCTAAAAGAGGATGAAGAATTTGCAGTTAAAGTTCAAGAAATAGAAAACATATCAAAAGACTTTGTAAAGTCAAAGTATTATGAATGTGTAAAAGATAAAGTACCATCAGTAGTGATACATGCTGCAAAAACAAAATTAGGATGGAACGAAACTAATAACATAGATATAACGTCAGGCAACAAACCAATTAATATGCCTGTAATAAAATTTGTAGAAACTGATACTGAATAAAAAATATAACGCTTTATTTAATTCCGATGCTAGATACTTTATAATTACAGGGGGGAGAGGTTCTGGTAAGTCTTTTGCTGTTACGGTATTTCTAACTTTACTCACAATGACTCAAGGCATTAGAATTCTTTTTACAAGATTCACAATGGTGTCTGCTCACTTATCTATTATTCCAGAATTTTTAGAAAAAATAACATTATTAGGATTTGAAGATATTTTTAATATTAATAAAGCAGAAGTGTTAAATATGAGTAATCAATCCGACATATTATTTAGAGGAATAAAAACATCATCAGGTAACCAAACAGCAAGACTAAAATCTTTACAAGGGATAAGTTGTTGGGTATTAGATGAAGCAGAAGAACTTATTGACGAGGATATATTTGATACTATTGATTTAAGTATAAGGGAGAAAGGAGTACAAAATAGAGTGATTTTAATTTTGAATCCTACAACTAAAGAGCATTGGATATATAATAGATTCTTTCAAGACAAAGGAATAGAAGATGGATTTAATGGCGTTAAAGACAATATATGTTATATCCATAGTAACTATTTAGATAATAAAGATAATCTCTCTAAGAGCTTCCTAGAGCGTATAGAAGGGTTAAAGCATACTAATTTTAAAAAGTACCAACATAAAATACTTGGAGGATGGTTAGATAAAGCAGAAGGAGTTGTGTTTGAAAATTGGAGTTTTGGAGAATTTAATCCTAATGATTTACAAACATCTTGTGGAATGGACTTTGGTTTTAGTATAGACCCTGATAGTCTTGTTGAAGTAGCTATTGATAAAAAACACAAAAGAATATATGTCAAAGAACATATTTATCAAAATGGTTTAAAATCACACGAATTAGCAAAAATAGTTTTAGATAAGGTAGATGATAAGTTAATAATAGCAGATAGTGCAGAACCAAGACTGATAGAAGATTTAAGACATTTAGGAGTTAATATAAAACCTGTAAAAAAAGGAACGATTGAAAGTGGGATAACAAGGATGCAAGATTATGAATTAATAGTAACACCTGAATCAACAAACATAGCTAAGGAATTAAACAATTATGTCTATGCAGACAAAGGTTCAAAATTATATGTAGATAATTACAATCATTCAATTGATGCTATCCGTTATAATTGCATATACCATTTAGATAATCCTAATGCAGGAAAGTATTTTGTACAGTAAACCCCCAACATTAATAAGGAAGAACGACAAGAGAAGAATTAGGGGATTTACTGAATCACAACTAAAATGAGCAACAAATATATATAAATATTTCAAACAATAAACTAAATTACTAATTTTTCTATAATATAATATATGAAAGTCAAGATTAAAAAGAAGGGAAAGACAAAAGAATTTAAACTAATTAATAATTGGTCAGAAGTAACCTTTGAAAAATGGTTAAAATTAATTGACTTTAAAACAGGAACGAAAAGCCAAGAAGCTAATGATACGATAGAATTATTATCAGATATTCCTAAAAAATTAATTAATCAATTAGAAATAAAGGATGTAGCTATAATGATGAGTTATATAGCAGAGTTGCAACAAAAGGAAAATACAACATTAAAAAAAATAATTACAATCAAAGGAATAGAATATGGCTTTCATCCTGATTTGGATAGTATAACTCTTGGGGAGTATGCAGATTTGGAAACATTTATAAAAGATAATATGGAAAAGAATTTACCTCAAATTATGGCAATTTTGTATAGACCAATAAAGGAAAAGGGAGAAAATGGGGTGTATACTATTGATGCTTATGATGGAGATATACGGATAAGGACGGAGGAAATGAGAAAGATGGTAGCTGAACAAGTGCAAAGTGCGCTGGTTTTTTTTTATCATTTAGGGAAAATGTTATTAGGGACTTTGCCATTATCTTTGATGCAGCGGATAAAGGAAATGAATCAGTGAAAGTATCAGAATCATTTGCAGACAAGTGGGGATGGTTTGGAGTAATGTATAGATTAGCAAATAGTGAAATAATAAATTTAGAAAAAATAACAAGACTTAATTTGTTTGAATGTTTAACTTGGTTAAGTTATGAAACGGATTTAAACTTACAAAATAAAGTACAATATGGCAGTAACTAATAAAACTTATAATAATGTAATAGATACATTAACAGAAATAGCAGAAGATTATCATCAAATATCTACTGTTTCAGTTGGAGATATTTACGATATTAATTTGGAGAAGATGCAAAAATTCCCTTTGATGCATATAAATCCTATAAATGTAGAAACAGGTGATGCTACATTAACTTATAATTTTCAAATATTCATAATGGATATGGTAACTGAAAAAAGTGATTGGCCTACACATGACCAAAGAGAAAATAGTAAATTAATTTACAATAAGACTAATGAACAAGAAGTATATAATCAAACGCTACATATAGGAATAGATATAATTGGAATATTAAGACATAGTTCCAAAATGTCAGCTTATGGTACAACTGATATTAATGCTCCTATATATCATACAGAAGGTCAATATACTTTAGAGCCATTTCAAGAAAGATTTGACAACCTTTGTTGTGGGTGGGTTTTTAATTTGAATGTAGAAGTATTAAATGATTTTCAAACTTGTGATATACCATCTAATATGCAGGGGATAGGAAGATGATAAAATTTAAAATAGGTAAATATAAAATAGAAATAGGATTTTTTAAAATAACAATAAGATTATGAAATATGAAGATGTATTAGAAGAATTAGAATCAATAAGTATAAAATTAGAATCTTATAATGATTATCCTCAGTCAGCAACTAACAATGCTAAACGTGCAAGAAAATGGAAAAAAGAAAATGGTAGTAAATGTGGCACAAGAGTTGGGTGGACAAGAAGTTCACAATTGGCAGATAAAAAACCTATAAGCAGAGATACAATAGCACGTATGGCATCATTTAAAAGACATCAACAACATAAAGATGTACCATATTCAGAAGGGTGTGGTGGTCTGATGTGGGATGCTTGGGGTGGGACTTCAGGTGTTAATTGGGCAATAAATAAATTAAAACAAATAGATAAAAAATAAAAATTATGGCAGATTTAGTAACAACAATAAGTGAGAGTGTCACTTTAAACGGAGCAGTCAGAGGTTCTACTAACTCAGTAACAACTTCAAATATTACTGATGTAATGGAGAGAATAGTAACTTGTGCGCACACAAATACAACAACAATAGCAATCTTTAATTCTACATCGCATGGAGCAGCAGGAGCATTAGATTTAGAGAACTGTAAATATATTCGTGTAACGAATTTAAGCGTTACGGAACATATGGATTTAGCAGTTGTAACCGAAAACACAAATTATCAAGTAGTAATAACAGCAGGGAATTCACATATATTATGTCAAGCAGATACAGCGGCAATAGGTGAAGAAGATACAACTCCAGCTTTTGGAACTTTAGAAGATGTTACAAGTTTACAAATACGACCTAGAGGAACAGAAGATATTCAGGTTGAATTGTTTGTTGGATTATTGTAATGAAAACACAAAATATAGAAAGGTATTTGAATAGCTTTGGTAAATATATTATCAAGCAATCAAGAACAAATCTTACTAAAGGTAAAAAAAACGTAAGTAAAGACTTATACAATTCTTTGCAATTTCAAGTTTTACCTGATAAAAAAGGATTTGTAATACAATTTTCTATGGCTGAATATGGAACATTTGTAGACAAAGGTGTTTCAGGAAATGATAAGAAAAGGGAATACAAGGATTATCTTGGCAAAAAAGTATCTAGTCCTTATAAGTATACAACAAGACAACCTCCTTCAGGAATATTAGAAAAGTGGATAAGTGCAAGAGGATTAAAAGGAAGAAATGCAAAAGGTAGATTCATAACAAATAAATCATTTGCTTTTTTAATAGCAAGAAGTATCAAAGCAAAAGGAATAAAAGGAATTAGCTTCTTTCAAAGGCCAATGGAATTAGGATTAAAAAAGTTTGGTGGTGATTTATTAAATGCACTAAAGGGAGATATTAAAGAAAGTTTAAATAAAACAATAGTAAAATAATGGCAACATCAATAATAGAACAAGAACCAAAATATTATTCGCTACCTGTAGGACAACCTATAATATTTGTAATCTCAAATGATACAGCAGTCGCTAATGAATCAAATGTAATGTTTTTCGCAGATGTACATATATCATCAGAAGGCCCTCCTAATTTAAGTGTAGGAGATAAAATTATTGGTAGATTCCAAACTACACCTAACAATAAAGGTGTCGGAATGTTTGACTTTTCTAGTGTGGTTGAAAATTTTGTAAGTGCAGATGTCGGTGCTAGTCCTAACGCAAAGCATGATGAGTTTGGTGCAGCATCTGCCACTTTAAATGAGTCATATCCAATACATATAATAGACAAATATTCTTATAGTTTAAACTCTGTAAGATTTATGAAGATTCAATTTGGTGTACAATATTTAGATACAACAAGTACCCCTCCTGCTGTTGTGGTTGATACTACGACATTAGTTAATACAACAGGTACTTATAAATTAATGAATGGCTATTTGAAAGAAACTGATGAACTGGAAACAACATCTACTAAATTCGGATATAATATAATTTCTAAATTCGCATTAGCAACTACCTCAAAGTCTTTTTTATCAAATATGCCTACTACATTATATTGCGATATTGATGACTATGGTACAATAGCAATGTATACTCCTAATTCTACTTCAGGGGGCTTCACTCATATGGAATTAGAATACGTATGGGGAGATGGTTCAGGCTCTCAAACTGTAGATGTAAATAGAGGAAATGGTAATGGAGCTTGGGCTGCATGGAGTTTAATAGCTACAAACTGTCAATTATATTTTTCTCCTTTCCCTGCTAATTTAAATGCGTGGGAACCTATTTTTCAAGGGGAATATACTTCAGGGAAAATTAAAGGAGGTTTGATAAGAGTTAGGGCAATGAATGGTGTTCAGCAATATAGTAAACAATACACTATAAAAGTAAATTGTGATGAAGAGAAAGGATATGAACCTATTAGATTAGCTTGGTTAAATCAGTGGGGTGCTTATGATTATTGGACATTTAATAAAAAATCAATCAACAGTATTAATAGTTCACCTACTACTTGGAATCAATTATCGGGAACTTGGGGTGAATCTAAATATGCACCAAGATGGCAGGGAGGAGAAAAGAATCTTAGAATGAATAGCAAAGAAAGATATAGAATCAATACAGATTTTATTGGAGAAGAGTATAATGTTATGTTTGAGGAAATGATAAATAGTCCAATAGTATACAAAATAAGGCCATATCATTTAACTAATTTTAATTATGCACATAATTCAAAACTAGTACAATCTGTAAGAGTTTTGACAAATTCATTTACTAAAAAAACAAGAGCAAATGACAAATTAATCCAATATGGTTTTGAGATAGAATTGTCTAAAACATTAAAAACTCAATCTGTCTAATGGCATTGCAATTAATAGTTTATAATCAAAATACTAAACAAGGGTTTGGTTCTGATATTAATACTGAATTTGAATTAACAACAGATGGACAAATATTTGTTACTGTAAATGATGTGCCAATTGAAACAAACACCACAGCTTTTGGAATGTTAGCAAATTGGAATAATCTTGATGTACCTATAAATACTTGGCGCAAATTTTCATCTGATGCTACTGACCCCATTACTGCAAGTGATAATACTGTAACCTTTGCAGATGCTGGTTCAGGTATTGCTCAAACAATTTCTCAATTAGAAATAGGACAAACTTATAATGTAGATTTAAATACTGCTTCAGGAAGTTTTAAAACTACAATAGGATATAATATTGAAGGTCAAGTACAACTTCTTAATTCTGATTTTCTTGGTTTTCAGACCTCAGAGATAGGAAACAACATATTTAGTTTTACTGCACCGACTACTGAAATGTTTATGTTTTTTGAAGCAACAACACCAGCAACTGTTTTAAATTCGGTTTCTATTACAGGGGCACCAGTAGTGCCATCAGGAGCAATTGGAGTTTTATATGGTGAAAAAAGCATATGTGACTTATATACTGAAGAATCTATTCCTTTAGTGCTTAGTATAGATGATTTTAAAAATGCAGCAGAACAAACTCAATCATATTCCAAAGCATTTGATTTGCCAGGCACAAAAAAAAATAATGTTATATTTAGCTACATATTTGAAATAACTAGAAGTTGGCAATCTATTAATTTCAATCCTTATATAAAAACAAAATGTGAGTTAAAAGAAGATGGTTTTTTAATCTTTGAAGGTTATCTACAATTATTAAATATTAAAGACAAAGAAGGTGAAATAAGTTATAGTGTTAATATTTATTCTGAAGTTATTACTCTTGCCGATATTTTAAAAACTAGAACCTTTGCTCAATTAAATACAGTATTTGAGGAATTAGAACACCCATATGATAAAAATCAAATCAAATATAGTTGGAATGATTCAGGAACAGGAATAACTTGGGATAACCCAAGTACATCAGGGTTTAGAGATTATGCTACTTTAAAATATCCTTTTGTAGATTGGACACATCAATATTCTACAGATATTTTAGGACAGCCAATGTTATCTACTTTAGAAACAGCATTTAGACCTTGGATTCAAATATACTATTTAATAAATGTAATATTTGAAAGTTTACCACAATTCAAATATACAAGTACATTTTTTGAAACTGATGAATTCAAAAAGTTATATATGGATTTTAATTGGGGTTCAGGGAATGGCCCTTTGAATATATCTAATACAGTTGGGGCAAATTGGATGAATGTAGGTTCACCATGGTATGCAGGAAATGGAGTGTGGACACCTTTGTTATTAAATACACCACAACAAGAATTATTAGATATTGGGTACAGTTCTTCCCCTATTTCTGGAACATTTACATCTTCAAATGATAATACAGTCTATTCTATTAATTATACTTGGTATTTAGAATTGAATTCTACAGCAGATGTTAATTTTAGATGGTTAATAACAAGAGTAAGTGGTTTAACAGAAGAAATAGCACTAGAAAATAATGTAGGAGTAGGTATGGGATATTTTACAATATCAGGCTGGTATGATTTTACCTTAAATCAGGGAGATACTTTAGTCCCACAATTCATGAGTAATGATGTATTTGTTCTTGAAGAAGTTGTTAATTTACAATCTGTATCTATTCAAGCAACAGTAGCTAGTACAACATCATCTTCTATGCTTCAAAATTTAAGAGGGGAATTAAATCAATGGGATTTTCTTAAAGGGATAATGACTATGTTCAATTTAGTGAGTGTTCCTGACAAAGATAATCCAAATAATATTATAATTGAAACATATGATACTATTTTCAATAATAGCACAAACACAGGGACTACTTCAGATTTATCATTAGCAGGTAGAGGAATTAAGCATGATTGGACAGAAAAAATTGATGTATCACAAATATCTTTAACACCTTTAGATATTGCTGCAAAAGTTGTATTAAAATATGAAAATGATACTGGAGATTATATTGCACAAAGTTATAAAAGTGGAACAGGAGGAATAGAATATGGGGCTTATTATCAAGACTTTAGCTCTTTTTATAATATATTAGAAGGAACAAATGAAATAGTTGCATCACCTTTTGCTCCTACAATTTCAAAAATGTTAGACCCATCTTGGGCTCAATTAGTAACTCCTGCAATTTATTCTTATAATTCTGATGATGATACTTCTGAAGGGTTTGATAATTTACCAAGAATATGCTATAACAATGGGAAAGTAACTATGAATTCTTTTACCTATTACATACCTGCACAAGCAGGATTTGCAAGTGAAGACCAACCAGGATATTTGCAATTCAGTCATTTAACAGATGTACCCACAATTGTAAGTACTCCTCCTGCTTCAACTGACACTAATGATTTTAATTTTGGTGAATCTCAATATTTGTTAGGTCTTGGGGATACTTCAGTAAATAATTTAACTAATAGATTTTGGTTACCTTATTTAATGGAACTGTATCATCCTGACACTAAAACAATGACATTAAAAGTTAACTTAACTCCTTCTGATATAGCAACATTTAAATTTAATGAAACTGTATTTATAAAAAATAGACAATTTAGAGTAAATAAAATAGAATACCAAGCAGGTCAATTATCTACAGTGGAATTTGTTTTAATAAATGATTGGCTAAAAGGTAGAATTGGAGATGGATAAAAAACAAAAAATATGACACAAATACCTTATTTACCAAATTATAAAATAAAACCAAAAGTTGTTTCGCGAGTTGGTCAAGTTACATTTACAGATGGAACAAATGATGTTATGCCTAACCAAAAACAATGTGAAGCTTATGGCTACACTTATGATAAAGCAACAGGGACTTGTAGAGCTTTCACATATAACTCACAATTAATACAAAGAACTAGTGAAACTAATAATAGGAAGCAGGGTGATAATAATGTAACTGAAGCAGGAACTTTAAATGCTTCAATAATGGGGGAAGATAATTTTATTAGAAGGGGTTCAAAAAATAATTCAGTAACAGGAACAAATAATGAAGTAAATAAAAAAGTATTAAATACAGCAAGTATAGGACAAGGCGCAAATGCAATAATGAATAATTCTATTGTATTAGGTGGTAATAATTCCACAGATAGAATAGGCACAAGACAAACTTGGACAGTTATGTATGGAGGTCAGACTACAGACAATTCAACAGTAGATATTTATCCAAACAACACAGCATTAACTTTTTTTCAGCCACAAGCAAATAGATTATATTATTTCCAATCAGAAACAATGGCAGTAAGAATAGGGGGTGCAAGTGGTTCAGGAGCAGTTGGTGACTTTAAGGCTTGGGTTGAACGTGGGGTTGTTAAGTGTAATGGAACAGGAACACTAAGTATAGAAAGGTCAAGAACATCTCCTGCTAGTAATGGGACAACAACAGGATGGGTTGCTACTAATGCAGTAAGTGGTTCTAATTTTAGACAAACAGTAAAAGGAGTAAATAATATGACAATAGAATGGGTAAGCACAATTAAATTTATGCAATTAAGTACAGGTGTAACATTACCTTAAAAAAAATAAAGATATGGCAAGTAAATCAGATACATATACATTTAATGTAAAATCAAATATAGGAGAAACAACTAAAGATGCTAGTTCATTAGCAGGTGAGTTTAAAATAATGGGTGTGTCATTAAATTCTGTTAAAGCAGGATTTGTATCAGTTGGTAAAACAGCAAAAGCATCATTTGCAACTATTAAAGCAGGTATAATGTCAACAGGTATAGGAGCATTACTTATTGCTGTTGGTTCTTTAGTTACATTTTTTACAAATACTAAACGAGGAGCTGACCAATTAGACCAAGCATTCACAGCAATGGGAGCTACTATTGATGTGTTAAAAGATAGGTTAAGTAAAGTGGGAGAAGCATTATCATTTGTATTTTCAGGAGAGTTTAAAAAAGCAGGAGAAGCTTTAAAAGGAACATTTTCAGGTATAGCTGATGAAGTAGAACGAGAAGTATCAGCGATGGTTGCATTAAAGAAAAGAACACAAGAACTTAGAGATGCAGATATGGAGTTTATGGTTCAAAAAGCTAAGACTAGACAAGAGATAGAAAAGGCTAGATTAATTGCAGAAGATGAAACAAAATCAGCATCAGAAAGATTATCTAATCTTAAAAAAGCATTAGAATTAGAAGCAGAAACAACACAACAAGAACTTGTACTTGCTAGAGAAAGAATGAAAATTCAAGAAGAAGAAATGGCATTAAGTGAAAACTCTGCTGAAGATGAACAAAGATTAGCACAATTAAAAACAGAAATTATAGAAAAGGAAACTGCATCTATTAAAATGAGAAGAAGGGTTGTTACTGAAGTTAATAGTTTAGAAAGAGAAATACAAGCAGAAGAAAAAGCAAGAGCTGATGAAAAACAAGCAATATTAGATGCAGAAATTGCTGCACAAATAAAAGCTAATGATGAATGGAATAAAGCACAAGAAGAAAAATATAAGAAAGAAGTAGAAGCAGCAAAAAAAGCAGCAGATGAAAAGATAGCAGAAGCAAAAAGAGTAGCAAAAGAAGAAGAAGATATTTCAAAAGCTGTTGAAGATGCAAAAATTGGATTAATAAAACAAGGATTTGGAATGGCACAAAGTTTAGCAGGAGAAAATGCTGCATTATCAAAAGGAGTTGCCGTTGCACAAACAGTATATTCTACTCAACAAGCAATAATGGCAGCATTAGGAGCAACTTCTGTTGGTGATAAATTACTTCCTTATCCTTTGAGATTAGCTAATGCAATTGGGGCAGGAGTTATGGGAGCAGCATCTATAGCTAAAATTATGTCAACAAATCCTACTGGTGGAGGTGGTGGTGGAGGAGGAGGAGTATCAGGAGTAAGTGCTTCAAGTGGAACACCATCTCCTCAAATGATGTCAGGCGAAGTAGATTTAACAGGATTATCTGCTCCTGAACCTGTAAGGGCTTATGTAATGACAGATGAAATGACTAATAGTCAAGAGCAACTTGCTAGTATAAGACGTAGGGCTACAATTTAAAAATCAAATAAATAATAACTTAATCTATATATAAATATGCCGTGTAAAAAATGTAAAGATGGAAAAGTCAAATGGGGAAACACAGGAAGCTGTGAATATGATACCATTGAAGAATGTGAAGAAGCAAATAAAGATTATTACGAAAATCTAAAAACAACAGGGATTAGAGAATTAATTATTGCAAATGAAAATGAAGAATTAGCTATTGATGCTATTTCTTTAGTATCATCTCCTGCAATTGAACAAGATTTTGTTTTTTTTGGCAAAGAGAAAAATAACTTAACTTTTGCAAAGGTAGATGAAGAAAAGAGAATGTTAGTTTCTCCTGCATTGATACCTAATAAGCAAATATTTAGATACGACCCAAATACTGATTCTGAATACTATGTTTATTTTAGTCCTGAAACAGTACGTAAGGCTTCTGAACTTTATTTAAAGCATAACAATCATCATAAAGCAACGTATGAACATCAAGACAGAGTTAGTGGAGTTTTGACAGTTGAATCTTGGATAAAAGAAGGCGACCAAGATAAATCAAAGTTATACGGATATGATTTACCTAATGGAACTTGGTTTGTAAAAATGAAAATTAACAATGATGAATTATGGTCTAAAGTTAAGGATGGTTCTTTAAAAGGATTATCTATTGAAGGCTACTTTACAGATAAGATGGAAAAAATGGCTGAAAAAGAACCAACAAATGAAGAAATACTATCAGCACTTAACGAAATAATAAACGAAAATCAAACAAAATCAAAATAAATCTATAATATTAAAAAAGAAACTATGGACATTAAAGAAAAAATTTTAGTAGCACTTGGTCTTAATAAAGAAGATGAAGTGAAATTAGCTTGGCAGGGAAAATCAGAAGATGGAACAATTTTTGTTTCTACTGCTGAAGAATTAGAATCAGGTGTAGACATTTCGGTATTAACTGAAGATGGTACTACAATTTTATTACCTGTAGGAACTTATAAAACAGATACAGGAATATCTTTTAGAGTAGATGCTGAAGGTATTGTAGCTGAAGTTATTGAATCAGAAACAGAAGAAGAAGTTGAAGCATCAGATGAAGAATTAGCAGTAGACGATGGTAAAGAAGCTGATGTTGATGACTGGGCAGGTATGGAGAAAAGAATCCAAAACCTAGAAGATGCGGTAGCAAAATTAAAAGAAGATAAGATTGGTGGAGATGATGATGTTGAAGAAATGACTGAAGAAGTTATTGAACCATCTGATAAACCAAAAACAATAACAACAAAAGAAGTTAAAGAATTTTCAGCAGAAGATGAAGTAGCAAATTTAAAATCTGAGAATGAAAAACTTAAAACAGAATTGGCAGAAAGTCCTGCTGATACTCCAATAAACACAAATAAATTTAGCTCACAACGACCTGTAATTTCAAGAAGGGATTACAATAAATTGTCTAAAAGAGAGAAATTTTTACACGACTTAAACAAATAAATAATAACCAAAAAATAAAAAAAAATGGCTTTTAGCGTAACAAGTAATTTCAGAGGAAAGGCGGCAGGATTTTATATCAGTGCTGCATTAAACCAAGCAACATCACTTGACTATCTTACAATGATAGAAAATGTGAAATATGAATCTAATATTCAACGTATGGCAATAACTGCAGATTCAACTCCAGCAGGGCCAATTACGGCAGCAAGTTGTGATTTCACAACAGCAGGAGATTTAGATTTAACAGAAAAAGTATTAAAACCAACCAATCTACAAGTTAACTTACAACTTTGTAAAGCTAATCTTCTTTCAAGTTGGGAAGCTCTACAAATGAGAGCAGGAGCAGGAGCACCACCACCAGCATCTTTTGAAGACTATCTAATTTCTTATATGGGAGAAGTTATAGCAGATGCAACTGAAACTTCAATATGGGCAGGAGATGCAGTAACAGGAGGAGATTTTTATGGCTTTACAGGAGGAACAAATGGTTACCTTAGAGCAACAGGAGCTAATGCTGATGCAACAGTTAATCAAGCTGTATTATCAGGCGGAGCAGGTGTTGCACCAGTAGTAGGAACTATTATAGCAGATTTACAAGTTGCTTTAGATGCTACTCCATCATCAATTATTGGAAAAGAAGATTTACATATCTATGTAAACCAAAAAAATTACCAACTTTATATTCAAGCAGTATCTTTATTAGGTTACATGAACGCTTACAATATGAATAGTGATTACGAGCCAAGAGTTAATGGAGTAAGAATTGCAGTTTGTAATGGATTACAGGATGCAGAAATTGTAGCAGCTCAAAAATCTAACATGTTCTTCGGAACTGACTTGCTTTCAGATGCAACTAGAATCCAACTTTTAGACATGGCTGAGCTAGATGGTTCAGACAACATGAGAATGGTTGCAAGATATTCTGCAGGTGTTCAAACTGGAGTTGGTGCTGATATAGTATTAGTATCGTAATAAACTAATTAATAGATGCAAGGGCTTCGGCTCTTGCTTCTTTAACCCTTAAAAAATAAAAAACTATGGCATGTACAGCACTAAGCAGAGCAAGAGTATTAGATTGCTCCAGAACAGCAGGGGGTATTAAATATGTTTATTTTTCAGTGTATTCAAATTTTGAAAGAGAGGATTGGTCAGTAGATGGTACTAATGCAATGGAAATTGATGTTATTGACTTTAAAACTTCAAACATTTATAGATATGCATTTCCAGTAGGTTCAGCATCTTTTACGGATACAATAACTGCATCAGATGAAAATGGAACAATATCTTATACTCCTACATTAAATCTTGTATTATCAAGAATTAATAAAGAAGACCAAAACGAAATAAAATTATTATGTCAATCCAGAGTTCGTGTGTTTATTCAACTACAAGAAGAATTATCAACAGGAACTAATGTTATTTTGGCGGCAGGAATGATTAATGGGATGTCAGTAACTACAGGGAGCATTGATTCAGGTCAAGCACTTGGAGATAAAAATGGTTACACATTGACACTCACAGGACAGGAGCCAACTCCTTCTTATTTATTAGAAGATTATGCATTAGCAACAGGTCCTTTAAGCAATACAGGATTTACAAATGACACTTTAGTTATTGAGTAACTAATAAAATTTTTAGTAGTTTCCTTATATATTCTTAGATTAGAGTGGTTTTATGCCACTCTTTTCTTTTTATAAGCAAATAAAAACAAGATTTTTCTATATTATAATATGATACAAGCTATAACTGAAACTAATTTAGATGTTTACCTGCAAACGTTAGATAATAAAATCAGTTTGTTAGCAAATGGACAGTTAAGATATTTATGGAAGTTCACTAATAAAATGAGTAAACAGGTGTATTATAATTATGCAGCTACAGAAGGGAAAAAAGAAAGATATAATACTTTTGGATTTAGTTATAATGAAACAAGAGGGATATATACTGGTAGAATAAATTTTATTCCTTCAGGCTATTGGACTTATGAAGTATATGAAGTGGCTTGGATTGGGACAGTTACTATTTCTGATGGTTATGCTCCAAAAAATGAAACTGACGTTTTGTTTCCTCCAGCAAATGATAAAGGAATAACACAAGGACTTGTAACAAAAGGAATTATGTATGTTGCTGATAAAGCAGGCGAAGAACAAGTACAATACACGCAACATCCTCAAACTAGTGGAACAAATTACATTTGGTATGGTGATTAAATTAAAAAATAAAAAATAAAAAAAATGAGTATAGATAATGTACAACAATTATTAGATGAACAATTAGGAAAAAGAAAAGTAGATGTTATTTCTACAGAGACAATTTTAGTAGGTGCTGGTAAAAGTTATTATGCACTTCATTTCTTAACAGATACAATAGTATCGGCTATTACAATAGCAAATGATTCAGGAGCTACTGAATCTACTCCAGGCGCATTAGTAAGAACATATACAGCAGGAACAACCTTATTTTTAAATGTAACTGCTATTACGACTACGAATGGCTTAGTTATAGGTTATTACGAGCAAAATTCATAATATGAAATTAGGATTAGACCTTAGTTTAACAGATGAAGCAACTGCATTAACTTGGCAACCTTCTGATGAAGCTGATTGTGTAGGTTGGTATAAATATAACACTGGATTTACGACAGTAAGTGATAATGTTTCTGAATGGGCTGACCAATCAGGAAATGGTAATGATGCCACTCAAACTGATGCGGCTAATAGACCTGCATTGGAGGAACATAGTCGAGTTGTATTTGATGGAGATGAGACACCTGGAGGAGACCCAGACCATTTAGATATACCTCAACTCACAATAGCAGGAGATTTAACAATTGGGGTATCTATGAATTTAAACGAAGCAGGGGGGGTATTATTAGGAGATAATACTACTTCTAATGAATTTATACGTTTTACAGCAACACAAGAACTTAGAATAAGAAATACAGGTAACACTGCAATAAATATAGATTTATTAGCTGGCAATAGTTTTGTTGATTCAGGATTTATGGTTTTAACTAGGGGGACATTTTTTGGATTAAATAATATGTGGAGATTATATTGGAATGGAGTACTGCAAAACATTAACCAATTAGCCGACACTTGTTTGTTTGATGCAATTGGAGTAAGGAAGCCAACTAATAATCCTTTGAATGGTAATATATATGAATTATCTATATTTACTTCAGCTAGTGATGCATTAATCGATAATCTTAATTCAAGGTTAGGTTCAATACCAAGAAAATAAAAATATGAAAGACAATATCATTAATATTAATTTAGAAACATCAACATCACCGATAGTGCAAGAAGTTCGTGGCCGTGACTGGATAGAATATGGCACAGAAAATTGGAAAAATTTATACCCTCAATTCCTTATAGATTTATACTATTCTAGTTCAATATCTGCTGCAATTATAAATGCAACAGCCGAAATGATTGCAGGAGAAGATTTAGTAATTGAAGATGATGATGATAGAAATTTAGAAGCAAGAATTAAGTTACAGAATTTTATGAATAGAGCAAATGGAAATGAGAGTTTGCACGAAGTCTTAAAAAAGGTAGCTTTTGATTTTAAACTACAAGGAGCATTTGCTTTGAATATTGTATGGTCAAAAGACCGTACTCAAATAGCTGAAATTTATCACGTTGGAGTTGAGAAAGTAAGATGTTGCAGACCTGATGAGTTTGGAAAGACTAAAGGTTATTACATCTCAGCAGATTGGTCAAATACTAGACAAAACAAACCTTATTATGTTCCTGCCTTTAATACTAATGATAGAACATCTGCTAATCAAATAATGTATTCGGGGCTTTATTCTCCTAATATGAATAGCTACTACACTCCTGATTATGTTAGTTGTAATAATTGGGCATTAATAGATTCTAGAGTATCAGAATACCATCTAAACAATATATCTAATGGCTTTGCAGGTAGCTTTATGATTAGTTTTGCTAACGGAGTACCGACACAAGAAGAAAGATTTCAAATAGAACAAAGTTTAACAGAAAAGTTTTGTTCAGAATCCAATGCAGGTAAATTTGTATTAACTTTTAGTGATGACAAAACAAGAACTCCAGAAATAACTCCTATAAGTACAAGCGACTTAGACAAAAGCTATTTAGCATTACAAGAATTACTCACGCAGAACATACTTTCAGGACACAGGTGCACCTCACCTATGTTAATGGGTATAAAGTCCGATACAGGGCTTGGAAACAATGCTGACGAGCTTAATTCGGCTGCAAACTTTTACCTCAATACAGTAGTTAAACCATATCAAGACCAAATCGTTAAACAATTAAGAAAAATATTTCAAGTTAATGATATGGATATGCCTGTGAATTTTGTTCAACTCAAACCTATTACAGTTAAATTTACAAGTGAAGATTTAAAAGCTGTAATGACACAAGATGAAATAAGAGAGGAATTAGGATTAGAACCATTAGAAACAAGGGTAGATGTAGATTTAAGTAAAGTAGGAATGATAGATGGAAAACCTGTTTTTAGTACAATAGAAGAAGCTGAAGCACACGCAAAGACTTTAGGATGTGAAGGGTACCATATACACGAATATGAAGGGAAAACTGCTTATATGGCTTGTAAAGACCATTCAGAGGCCACTACTCTTAAGGTTGAAAAAACAGAGTTAGAAAGTTTTATTGAAGAATTTGGTGAAGATATTCCTGAAGGATGGGAGATGATAGATGAAGAAATAGTAGATGGAGAGCATCAAGATTTTGATTTTGAAAAAGAATTAAATAAAGTAGCTTCTGAAAAATTTGATTTTGTTTCAACAGGAAGAGCAACTCCTAATACTAGAAGTGAGCAAGATGGATTAAATAAAAAGGGAGATGCTTTTTATAAAGTGAGATATGTTTATACCAAAAATAATTCTTTAAGTCAAGAAGGAAGTACAAGGGATTTTTGCAGACTTATGATGGCATCTAAAAAAATATATAGAAAGGAAAATATAATAAATATGGGAAGCAAGCCAGTAAATGCAGGTTGGGGTCCTCGTGGTGCAGCTACTTATTCTATATGGTTATACAAAGGCGGAGGAAATTGCCACCATTTTTGGAAACGAAGAATATTTAAAGCACCTGCTAGTGATGAAGGGTTTGTAGTTTATCCTGATAATGTAACAACTGATAAAATTATTACAGCTACAAAAGCAAAAAGTGAAGGATTTACAATTAAAAGAAATGACAGTCTAGTCGCAAGAGCACCTAAGACTATGAAGAACCAAGGATTTTTAGAACCAAGATAACTATGGCATACGTATTATTCATCAGTGAAAGTAAATTAAAAGATTCTACAGCAATCAATTTGAATGTAGATGTTAACCTATTATTGCCTTATGTAAGACAAGCGCAAAAACTTTATGTAGAACCTAAATTAGGAACAGATTTATATGAAGCATTAAAGACTAAAATTACAGGAAGTACATTAACAGGAGCTTATAAGATTTTAGTAGATGATTATATAGGTGACATGCTTCCAAATTGGGCATTTTACCACGCTATTCCATTCCTTAGATTTAAAATAGAAAATGGAAATATATATTCTAAAACTTCAGAAACAGGTTCTCCATTAAGTACCGAAGAAGCTCAACATCTTAGAGAGGAAGTTAGAAATACAGCAGAATATTATACAGAAAGAATGATTGAGTATGTAACTAATAATACAGGTAGTTTTCCTGAGTATAATACAAATAGCGGAGCAGAAATAAGTCCTGATAGGAACGCATACTATAATGGAATGAATCTTGAAAGACCAACTCCACAAGGCACTAAATTAACATTAAGAAACTTTTTAAGCGCAGGAGATTAATGAAGAAACATTATAAACCAAAGAAAAAAAATATAATTAAGCTAAAATCCTACTTGGATAAAAAACCAAAAAAAAATGACAGACCTGAAAGACACAATACAAGTAGGAATAGCTAACGGTTCAGCTATTGGAGTTTCATTAGTTGAAGCTAATGAGATATTAACCTTTATTTCATTAGGGTTAGCAATAGCATTTACAATATATAAATTCATCAAATTTGAAATTAAAAAATAAATGGCTAAAAAAATTAGTTCAAATACTTACAAATCTTCTAGGAAGAAAAGAAAAGGAGTTCATTCCAAAAACGCTTCCAAAGGACAAAATGCTTATAAACAAGAATACAGAGGTCAAGGGCGTTAATCTTTTAATTTTAAGAGATACGTTTACTGAAGAATCGACAATTGGA